CTAGTTAACTACTTTGTTTTCATTAGGATGTAGTGTTATATATTTTTTTATGTCATCAATTCCTAATCTCAATGCCTGACATTTATTGTTTAGAATATTGAACAAGCTCTCGCCATCAAGTATTGCTTTAAAATCATCTTTACTAAAATCTAAAATATATGTTTTATCTTCTTCCTTTTCTTTCAACATAAATAATTTCTTTGACAACCCCGTTGCAGCACTCCAGGATTTTCCACTAAATCCATCATGTGAAAACATAATTCCAATTTTTATTGTTCGTACTTTGCATTAAACTATAAAATTTTCCAACATAAGTAACTTTTACATGCGTTCCATAATTTTTACATTCGCAAATAATATCTGAATATTGCTCTCCTAATATATGTGATATTCTTTTTGCTTTTCCAGAGAACTGAACGAATAAATCTACTTCATTTGTCCCATTTCTAATATTTCGGTAGATTTCAAAATATTCTCCTGTTGCTTCAAACATAGCAGATACTAAATCCTCTAAAGCTTTTCCTTTAATTCTATTATCATCATCTTCATTTTTACCATTTAGCTTTCTGCTATTATTAGTTAATAGAAAATGTTCATATTTTTCTTGATATAGCTTTTTCTTTTCAGGTGTTAAACGACCTAAGCCTTTAAAACATTCTAAAGACGCAGGAGCTTGATCAAATATGCTTAATATTTCCTCTATTGTATAACCTTTGTCATTCATCTCGTATCACCTTATATATTAGAATCGCTCCATCGACCGTGTTTCCTTTATGCCCACAGTTGTCACAAAAATACTCTTGTGGAATATTATCAAACGATTCATATATCTGTGTCGTTGTATGTTTACACTCCTCACATATTATTTCAAAATATGATTTTACCATTTTTTTCTGCTCTAGAATATTTAAAGCACCATATATTTTAACAATAGAGATATTTGTCATTCGATACATTGCACCAGGATATATCCATTTCCCAACTTTATAATGAGAATACACTTCTAAAAATTTTTCCACTTCAGTCTTGTTCAGTTGGGAGTTCTGCAATAATGTTTCTAACATCGATAATGTAGTTTGTAACATAATCCATTCTCTCCCTTCCTTGATTTGACTTTAACGGACTATAAAGATGTTGTAACAAGCATCCATTCTCTTTTCCATAATTAAATGTGAATTTTACTTCAATTGATTTTTCGCCAAACTTAAATTTCACCCACGGAAATTCTGATAAATTTTCTTTTTCATAGATAAAATCATCTAACGCTGTTTTTAATTCCGCTACCTTACTAAGTTCTTCCGAGTATTCTTCCATTATTGCTTTCAGTTCACCAATAAACGGTAATATTTCGTTGTCGTCATTTCCGATATCAATAGTCGCTTTAGCACCGCTTGCCATTAACATATCTTGCCCCGCCAAAACAACATCTTTTTCTTTTCCGTTCCTTTTAATATAATCTACAATATCATCAAGTTCTATCGGAATTAAATTCACCTTCATATACGTCCTTGCCCATGTTAGAACGTTTTGAGCAAATCTAAATTTATCTTTACTGAATTGTGCTGCCAAACCATCAAATCTAACTTCAAATATATTTTCTGCTATATAAAATATTCCAATAACCGAATATCTTTTCTTTAGCTCCTCCCCAAATGTATCTGTGGCATCGAGCCTAAGATTAAATTTAATAATATACTTATCATTTTCCTTTACTATTGATGGTTTTTGAATTATAGCATTCAATTCCTCGTATTCTTCTATATCATTGTACCAAAAAGCATCTTGGTTCGCAGTTAATTCTTGTAATATTGATTCATTGAAACCAGAAAACTGAAAAAGCATTGAGTATCTGTAATTTTTTTCAAATTCCCATTTTTCTATGCTTTTAATTGAATTATTCATACGGCTTAGACAGAAAAAGAGTCCTTTTTTATCTGTCATTTCACCTATATATAATTTAGTTTCTTTTTTCTTTTTTCTTTTTTTGTTGCTATACCATCTCGAATCAGTAAATCCACCAGCAAATGAGCTGATTGCATTGTATATTCATTTACTGATTTCAAAGTATAATCTAATATATTCCCATTTAAACTCATACTATTCCACCTACACACTTTTGTTTGTATTTTATAATAGATTCTAGATTTTTTCAACAAAAACACCTAATTTTGGTACATTATTTTCATGTCTTGCAAAAACATTATCCAGACCAACACAAGACGCCCCACAACCGTGAGGCGTCTTTTAAAAAGTATATAGGGATGAAAGGTTATAATTAATTATAACTTTTCTAGAATAATTATAACATATATTGTTTTATAAATGTTATTAATGCTATTAATCTTTCAAATGTTCATCAATTATTTGAGAAATTCTTCCCTGTGAATACCCGATCTGTTTACCCGCCTCAGTCTGACTCAATCCTTTTTCATACACGAGTTCAAAAATTTCTTTAATCTCCACATCCTCTATCCCGTCAAGAAACTCTTCTACCTCTTGAATCTCTGCTACTACCTGCAGGCGTTCCGCTTCTTTCTCTCTGATCTGCTTGTTTATTCGCTCCTGCTCATCCGGATCAGGTATCATCACAGATGTCCTAACTTCCGTATAGGGAAAATCTTTACTTGACCCACGAACTTTTCCCATCACTTCTCCTACTGGCTCAGTCTCACAGAGTTCTGATATCCTCGCATCAATTCTTTTAAGTCTTGCTTTGTTCGGTATGTACTTTTTTAGTTTTAACTTGTCCACTGGCAACACTCCCTTTCGTATCTACTCCCCATTTTCTTAAGCAGTCCTCTACTGAGTACGCACCTCTTTGCATCCACTTTTTGGCATTCTCTGTTGGTTCATGTTCGGCCAGATCTGCAAAGTGATCATCCCGATCCCGTTTCATTTCCTTTGCGCTGCGTCTGTGCTTTAAGGTTCCTCTCATGCCGTCACCTCCATAATCTCCGTACTATCCAATCCAAAAACACCACAAATAACAGTATCGGAAATCCCGCAGCCATCAGGTAATCCGCACCTTCTAGTTTTACATCCTCTTCGATTCCTGTCTTTAGGGCAATCACTGTTCCAAGCCCTAGGATGTAATACAGGGCTTGGAATGCGATTGTGATTAACATGTCCATGCTATTCCTCCGTGTTTTCCTCATCCATTAATCTTTTTCCCTATCGCTTCGCCAGCTCCCTAACCAGTTCATCATTTCCTTTTTTCGTAAGGCCTTCATTACATGTGCAATCCGGATATACACAGCGGAAACAATCCGGATATTTACAGAGCGGCTTTGAAATTTTCGTTCGATTCATTTCCAGTTTTCTCTTGGTCTCTAGCAGATCCGGTATCTGGACCTGTCTTCTGCTGCCCGCTTCCGCAAACCAGATCAGTCCCGATCTCTCCAGATATGCCCGAAAACAAATCTCATTTTTCTCAATCTGGAACATAACTTTCATGTACACCCACACCTCATGCACATCCATCCCGTCAAATAAAAGTTCCTGTATCCTGGATGCGTATTTCTCGTAACCTTCCACTACTCGATCACTTCCATTTCTCTTATTGAGACTTCATAAGCTGTTCTCTCGCTGTCGCCTTTTACATAAATCCTGCTCTGTATCATTCCCATGGCTCTCACTTTTGTTCCGACTGGAAGCCCTTCTGCCAGCCTTGCGTTCGAATACCAGCAAATTGCCGGGAGATAATCACTTTTTCTGTGTTTCCTGTTTACTGCAATTAAAATATCCGTGATTTCTTTTCCGAGTGGTGTCTCTCGATAGAGCGGCTGTTTACAGATATATCCAATCAGATCAATTCTGTTTTGATCCGCTTCAACAGCTTCGCTGATTCCTTTTACAAATACATACAATTTCAAATGATTTCTTTCTCCATCCTTTTCATTGTAAGATCTGTATTCTCCAAAGATTGTAATTCTCCCTCCTACATTATCCCGAATCTCCTGCACTATCTGTTCCGGCACCTGAATCGGTATGACATCCATGTTTCCACTTGTCCGCATGACTTCTATAGTTGATTTATAGATCTTTCTTCTGTCTGGTGAAGTCAATAAATACTCTGGTGTTTCCATAATTTTTCCTGTGTTCTTTACTGTGTTGTTTTCCATCTTCTTCTCCTATATTGCATATTCCGCGGATGCCCGTCATGGTATTACTCCATTTCCAGCCCGCTCAGCGCTTTCAAGATTCTTCCATCCATGTTATCTTCATTTGCCGGTGTTTTTACAGTCAATAACATTCCAGTCTCATTTACCCACAGGACGAAATATCCCATTCCCATGTCCTGTCGGAAAGTCTTCATACTCACCTGTTTCGGATAGGCTTACCAATTCCAGAATTTGATCTGGTATGTAACTCATCTCTTTTGTCTCTACATTCTGTAACACTGCCATTCCCCTGTATTTGATTTCTGTATCCTCATACCGGTCTCTGGCTGATAACCATTTCTTGTATTCCCACTCATCCCTTACTTTTAGTTCATACTGCTTTTCTCCCTTTTCATAAGCTCTGTATACTTCGCCTTCTTCCGGAAGATCCCCTACAAGTTCAATGACTGCTGCCTTATTCTTGCTTGTAAAGTCCTTCTCATATACAAATAATATCCAATAGGCTCCCTGTATGAAGTACATTTCCTCTTTCTTTCCTACAGTGAGTCCTGCACCTTTCCATGCATCCTTCAATATTCTCTTAAATATGCTCGTCTTAATAAACATGATGCTCCTTTCCTCTCCCAGAGTTATCTGGGAGATAATGTGATGGCTTACGACAGGTTTTGTGACGTACCTGCTGTTGTATCTTCACGGCACTTGGCCGGAGATGCTATAAAAATTGGAATCCTGGATGTCCTTCTTTCTGCTTTTCATTTTGCGGTTCTTTCATCAACTCTTGCTGATCCAGATAATTCTTCTTGCTGATCTTCATCCAGTCTTTCCTTGTGTGTGACTTCTCATATTCCCTCTGTGCGATCTCGCAAAGCAGTTCTCTTGTCTTTCTGCAATTATGTACAGCTTCTTTTCCGCTTTTATGGTGCGGTTCACACAAATACACTTTCAATCCCTCGGCTTCCGATAGAATTCTCATCCCGGATCCAAACAATACATGGTGTTCCTCGGTATACTGCTGCCGATAGTCTCCATACAGATTGGCACAGAGATAGCACACGCCCTTTTCTGTGTTCAAAATGCTTTTCGGATGGCTGATTCTCTTTTTCTTCTTTTTCGGCTTAGGAAACGCCATATCACTATAATCAATACTCATAAAGTAATCACTTTCTTTTTCCAGTTGTCCCATCCGCCTTTTGGCAGGCAAATTCTTTCTTCAGAAGCTGCATGATTTTCTCCGGATCCCCGGATTTTAAGATGTCTTCTATGACTTCTCCTTCCTGGACCACCTCTTCTGTGATCTCATGTACCTGTTTTTCTTCTTCCGGAAGATTCATAACCGGAGCATCTGGCATCAGTTCCGGATAATCTTCCACTTCCATCTGTCCTGGAATCTGTTCTTCTGTTTCTTTTGGCTCTTCCAAAGTTTCCTGTGCTTTTGCAGGTTCTGCCTTTTTTCTTTAATGGTTCCGTCTTTAAGACTTCCCTCTCTTTCTTTTCTCTCAGCGGCATCTGATAAACTCTTTCATAGGCTTCTGAATCAGAAGTCTTCCTGCCTTCCGGATAAAAGGTCTGTTCAAATGTTTTGGCCAACTCCAGATAGCTGATCTCTTCTGGTTCTCCCCTGCCGTTGTATGGCATGATCCGAATCTGAAATTCACTGAATAGTGCATTTGCTGATGGCATTTGCAACATTCGGAATTTTGTTGGAGCTACAATTCCCATGATCTCCCGGTTAATCGTACTTTCTCCTTTTGGCTCGTCTTCCCATATCCATTTAGCCATTTTTCAAAGCAGCCTTTTCCCTCTCCTTTGAAATTCATACACTAACGTTTCCGTCCAGCTTCCATGGTGTTCTTCTGGTGCGATGTCGCACAGGCTCATCTGCGGCGAATAACGATCTTCTGTTTCCCGGATGACTTCTTTTACCTCCCGGATTTCCCGTACCGTGGCATCTCTTGGTACCACTTCCCGCACTTCTTCCGGCAGTGCCAACATTTCAGACAGCTTACTGCTGCCATATCCCCGGTATTTCTCCTGAATTTCCGGGCTGTTCCCATCAATACTGTATGTATCATTGATCTGCATGAACCGAATTGCCCACGTCCTGCTGATATTGAAGGTTTCCTTTGCAAACTCAAAAACATCTGCATACCCCTTCTCTTTATAAAACTCTGCATCTCTGGTCTTTTTTAAGAGATACCCGACTTTAATGTATCCCTCTGCTATATGTTCCAGTTCTTTTCGTAATGCAATTTCTACTCCCTGCAGTGTACTGATTGTCTGTAATTCCTCCATCTATCCTGCTTTCCTTTCTGTGCTCCTGAGCTTCTTTTTTTGGAACAGCTCGACAAATTCTTTCACTTCCTCTGTCATAGGTCCGTTATATTTTGCCCTGCACTGTATCATGGCTCCATTGTTTACCTCCATCGTGTAAAACGATGTTTCCGGATTCTGCTTCTTTCGCAGGAACAGAATCGTTGTCTCCCCTTTGGCCACCCGGTCAATATACGTGGCAACGCAATGATGCATGGCATTTCCCTCCTGCCGGATTTCATGGATCCGTTTCGGAAGCCTCAATAAAAATTGTTCTGTTTCCATTTCCAGATAGCTGTCCCGTTTTCTGTATTGCTCGTACTTTTTGTCTTTTTTATTGTCCAAATCTTCTTTGGCTTTTATTTCTCGTTCTCTGCTCTCTTCAATCAACTCTTCATGACGCTGCTTCAAATTCTTCGGGAATAAGATCCACGGCTCTCGCATGTTGTACCCCAGTTCCTCTGACATCTTCAGATAATCGTGATAATCCACGGCTTGTCTCTCATCTTCTCCTAACACTTCTTTGATGTACCGTTCCATCTTGTGAATGGTGGTATACCGGATATACCTGGTGAAATTCCTCGGAAACCTTGCAAAAAACTGAACCTGCTGCCATGTTGGATGCAATCCCTTTTCCTGCATTTTATAAGTGGTGTTGTATTCCCTTGTGCTTGGATTCTTTCCAGCCAACAGCTGGTAGTATTCCCCGTTTAGCCCCAGTATCTTTTTACAAGACCTCTCTTTCTTCTTTAAGTTTCCTGTGTTGTACCCCTGCATTTTTTCTTTGACAATTCTGTAAAACCCACACTTTACCAGCTGTTCGATTCCAGGCATATACCGGTATCCCTCCAGATATTGATCCAAATACATTTTTTCCCGATATTTCCCATGTTTCACAAAACGTTCCATTGCAGAATACTGAAACGGTGTTCCTTTTAAGATCTGTTTGAGATTCCGGTTATAAAGAATTGCTTCACGCTCTACCACTTTATAATATCTCCATCCGTCTCTGTAACACCACCGAACCCAGTCTGTCTGCTTATACTGTTCATATTCAAATTCATGAATCTTTTTTAAATTCCGGTCATATGTGATCCGGATCGTCTCCCAGTATCCACCTTCTTCCCTCTGTCCATTCCTGAATTTCCGGTAACACTCAAAATATCGGTATACATATCCCTCTTTTGTTTTCTGCAGGAGCCCTGCATACCCTCTTACATGGACATTTCCGCCTTTCTTTCGGCTTCTGTAGGTAACGGGATGCTTGCAGGATGGGCATTCTCCTACTTCCCCATAGTGAGGCTTCTGGATTTTCACTTCTTTTCTGCAGTGTGTACAATACCCTTTTGTTACCTTTCTTCCGGCATCATAAAACAAATACTGTGGAAGGACTTCCCGATCTACAAAATCATCAAAATCTTTTGGCAGTTCCGGCACCAGTGCCATCTCAGAATCAATTTCGTCAATTTCTTTTCTGCCCTTACTGTAATTTTGCCATCTTGCGATTGCTGCACGTGGCTCTTTCTTTCCGTTGTGACAAAATTCTGAGATCCGTTTTTGATCCTCTTCTCGTATCCATACTTTTCTGCTACTGTACCAGTACCCTTGTTGTATCTCTTCACATCCTTCCATGTAGCTTAAGTTATCTATTTTTGCAGTTCTCCACTTCTCACACAAATTGTCATAGGTGTAGTACTTGTTTTCTTCCAAAAGGAATAGCCGGTATTCCGGATGTGCTGTGCCAGCCAAGATCATATCCCTTGTAAATACATCGATCTCTAAAACCGTTCCTGTCTTCTTGGCACGATAGAACCAATAATATGTTGCACTCCAGACAGGTGGTCTTCCACATCTTAGTACCTGATGTCCTTGATCTTCCCTGACTGTCTTTCGCATAGTTTCCGTTACTTTTAACTCTGGAAGCTTTAATAACTCTCCTCGTCTCATTTCTCCGCCTCCAGATAGTATTCTTCTGCCATGGCAAATACTTCCAGATCCGGCATTGCCACCATTTGTGACCCGCTTCTTTCTTTGACTCTTTTTTCTGCTTCTTTCCGGATATGCTTCAGACATTCTTTGAGTGTCCGGTTCTTTCTTCTTACTGCTTTTGCCAGAGTTTCTTTTTCGAAGCACCTCATGGACAGATACGACACGATCTCTCCTGCCGGCATCCCGTCCGTTTCCTCCTTTAACTCGATCTGAAGCTTTCCAAGTGCCGCATTTACTAAATCTACCAGTTCTTCCGACAGATGCTGCTCATATACTTCCCGGATTCCATCCGGAATCCCGTTTTCCTCTGCCAGCACTTTTAAATGCTCCAGATCCTGCTCCTCCAAAAGTCCTTTTGCACATGCATTCAATTCTTCTACGGAATCAAAATTTCCAAATACATCAAACATGCTGTTTTTCCTCCAGTAATTTCTCTAATTTTTCCACGTAATCGTGATGTTTACTAAATCTGACGGCTATTTCATTCCGCTCTGCCAGTTCCTGATACTGCTGCCATAATTCTGGATTCTTGATCCCCTTTCCAGATGGCTTTCTCCACTCTGACCGTTTCCACTGCTCCGGTTTTCCGTTTTCAATCATATTCTTGATAAAAATACAGTCTGTATATAAGGTCACATGGCATGCCGTATTTAGTGTTTTTAAGGATTCTACGATTCCAAGCAGTACCAGGCGATAATACGTTGTCTCTTTCTCCGCCCCACATATTCCTTTGACTGCCGGACCTTTCCTTGTCTGATATTCGATTGCAGCCGCCCAGCACCCATCTTTGATACATGGCCCCGTCAGACTTGTCCGTATGTAAATATTCAATGCTTTCATATCAAATTCTCCTGTTCAAACGGATCAGGATGTATCTTCGGTATTTGTATCCTGTTACCGGATTGATTCCTTCATGGTATGTTTCTTTGTCAAGATAATAGCCTTTTGGCGGTTTCGGCTCGTCACTCCATGTTTTTCTTTTATATGTCTTTACTTCCGCAACCGGAATCTTCAGATTTCTGCTGCAGGAGTACCGGCTCTCTTTTAGTTTGTTTTCTTCATCCGGTGTCTTGCTTAAATACTCGGCCAGTTTTCGAAACCCACCCTCGTCATACATCAAATCCATGTGGACTCCACCCTTGTCCCATACCTTTCGCATAATCAAATCTGCATCCGGAATCCGTTGATGACCAGATGATGATGAACACCACCTCGGCTTCCAATCTCGGTATGCAGCATCCATTTCAGTTCTGCTCCCCGTTTCTTGTATTGTGTCCGTACTTTATTGAGCCACTTCCTGATGTCTTTTGCTGCGTTCTCCATATCTTCTGGCCTGTTCTCCGGCTTATAAGTTAATGTCACCCAGTAGTCATTCTCCTGAAAGTTCAGCTTCATCTTTCTCCAGCACTGCCGTTCTTTATTCCACTGATTCACTTTCCTGATCTGCTCCGGTGTGGCTTTCTTCTTTTTCATTCTCGGCATTCCCGGAGCACCATATCTCCCATTGTGATACTCCATCACTTCTCTGATGTCTCCCAGGTCATAACTCTTTCGTTTATACATCCTGTTTTGCTCCTAAGTTTAATATTCTTATCAAGTGAAAAACGGGAGCTTTTTGCTCTCATTTTCTTTGACATTTTGCCAATACAGGTGTACAATATGAATGAGTTTTTATTTTGTTTGTATTGGCAAAATATCCGGTGCATCTGTTTGCGGCAGGTGCACTACTTTTTTATACTTTTTTCTATGTATCGGCAACAGAACTCAATCACCAAAATAACGAGTATCATTCCTATCCACAATGTTCCCGCTTCTATCATCATCACTGTGCATACTGCTGCAGCCGCTTCCAGAATCCGCAACAGTTCCAAAGTATACCGAATCTTTCTTCTCTCCCTGAAGCTCATACAATGATGTACTCTCCTCCGATTTCTTCTGCTACCTGTTTTGCCTCTTCGTATGTTCCATATTCGCTCCGTATTCTGCCGGACTGCCAACGAATGATCCATATCTGTTTCCTCTCCTTCTCTTCATTCAAATCCAAGTTCTTTGATCCTCTCCTCTATCAGATTTAATTCTGCAGTTACTTCTTCATTTTCCTGAAGCTGCCTCAGTTCATCCCTCCTGCTGACAAGTGCTCCGTATTCCAGAACTTGTCCTGCTGTCATGTTCAAGATCCTTTGGTCCATCTGTTTCTCCTTTGATTTTTACTGATTTTCTATTTTGATACTCCAACTCCCTGCAATAATTATTTAAACAGGCAATCGCATGCTGCTTCTGCTGTTCTGCATACCCGTTCACTCTTTCAGTTGCTCCCAGGAGCCTTATGAATTGATCAACTCTTTGTATGGTTAATCTCTTATTTCCCATCGTTTAACCTCCTGATCACTTCCTCCCGGCTCAGTCTGAAGAACTCAGCCACTTCGGAAATAGTAGCTTCATAGTGTTTCTTTACTGCCCCGGTCTTCCGCACGACTCCAAATGTCCAGATGTTGTGTCTCATGCGGTATCGTACTTCGTTCACGGAACAACCGGTAATCTTTGCAATCTCTGCAGTTTTTAATGTTTCTTTTAATGCAATTGCAGTGTTCATTTTTTATCACTTCCTTCTATTGTCTTCGCAACATCCGTGGCGGGATTACTTTCTTTTGGTTTATCTCCTCCAAAATGATGATTAGTAATACCTCGCTCTGGCAGTAATCAAGTCTTCCAGAGCCTTAATTTCTTCTGACAATGTTTTTCCTAATTCACCATGCGAAAGATCTTCTATAATCCTGTAACAAACTTTATCAATTAACTCATCCACCTTTTTAGGTTCGCACATCTTTCTTACCTCACGTTCCTTATCAAGACCAATAAACTCATCAACATACTTTTCGATATTTTCAATCCCTCGAATTTCCTCGTGCAGTTCATTTGGCTGTTCGAGGATTTTTTTGCAGTATTTCTAACTAAACTTTCTGTATTCTCTTTTTGATTCCTGATATCGTCTTCACACTTTTTGATGCGAAGTAACAGATAATCCCATTTTTCCTTGAAATCCACATCTTCCTCGCCTCGCTTCCTACTCAAGAAAATAATCCACTGATACGCCGAAGTAATCTGCTACCTTTTTCAGCTTATCCACACTTGGAGACGATTCTCCCCACTTCTTAATTGTTCCGTTTCCAAAGCCCAGAGTTTTCTCAAGACAGCTGATTGAGATGTTGTTCTTCTCTGCCAGCTTTAAAATTTTTTTAAGTATCATAATTCCCTCCTTTTGTTTTCCATCTTGTATACAACTGCATATATCTGTTACAATAACCTTGTTACACTTAGATAATTTTCTAAAGCTATTAGCCGGAAAGGAGTTTATTAAGGAGTAACGCTTTAAAGGATACCTCCAGGAAAGGAGGTGGGGCTTAAGGGAATTTTTCAAAAATATTCTCGAATGTGTTGTACTTATTTTACAGATTTGGAAAATCTTAGATGAATACGATATATAAGAGCTCTTTCGGCACCTAGGCTTAATCGTTTAGGTGCTGATATCCAGGTATCATTCTTCTAAATTTGAAAATTCCGTAAGCATCATGTTACTTACTCGGATGGTCGTTCTTGTTTCCTCAAGTGTGGCCATTTTATATATGCAGTTGTCTACAAGATGGAAATATTCACCTTCACATCTGTTGTCTTTTACCATTTTGTCTCCTATACTGTAATTACAGGTGTTGCAGCACCGAGTATTACGAAAGGAGTGATAATATGTACGATGAAATCAGTTTAGAACAACGTACTCATGATTTAGCCGTTGCCGCTACTGTCCTTTATTACCAACAACAAAATATCGAAATCAGTGAATCGAATGCTTTTGAGTATGGTATGAAGTACAGAAGTTTGCTAAATCAAATTCGCAACTCTATGGAAGAGGGTAAGAGTGATTTACGATAATCTTTCCCTCGATAGGTATTCTTCTACCTTTTGATCAATCGCAATCGGCAGGGCGGTCTTTAGCATTTGTAATTCTTTTAATGTGATTCCTTTTTCTGTACACATTTCTATAATTTCCTTTGCTAAACGCTCTGCATTTCTATAACTTTTCATCGCATCCACTTCTCTCACTTCCTATCAATCCTTCCTACTCAAGAAAATAATCCACTGATACACCGAAGTAATCTGCTAGGATTTTTAGTTTTTCTGCTTTAGGTTTACTCCTGCCTCTCTTCCAATCGGATAATACCGACTGGGCAATCCCTGTATCTTTTGATACTTGATATGATGTTTTGTTTGTTTTACACAATAATTTTGAGAATTTTTCGTACATTTTCACACCACCTTTCTGTATTCAGTTTATTGCATTTACTACGGAAATGTGATATACTTCGGTTGTCAAGCAAAATATATAAACAATCCATAGCATATACACTATAACCTTACAACGGTTTTCTTGTGTATGCTCATATATTACTACGTAATTCCGGTTTAGTCAACATTATTTTACCGGTTTTCTTTAGTATTGTTTATTTTTATGAAAGGTGAACAAATTATGTATGAGATTTTTAGCAAATTACTACAGGAAAATGGAGTAACTCCTTATAAAGTAAGTAAAGAAACCGGAGTATCTCAGTCAACACTTAGTGATTGGAAACGTGGAGTAAGTACTCCGAAGATTGATAAATTACAAAGAATTGCAGATTATTTCGGAGTATCAGTTGAGTATTTGCAAACAGGGAAAAACAGGACAGTCAAGAAAATAACTGATAAATCATCTCTCACGAACAGAGATACTAAACAAATAGAAGCCATCCTGAATGATACAGAAGCATTGCTTAAGCAAGATGGTCTGATGTTTGATGGAGATCCAGCATCCCCAGAAGCAATAGATTCTATTCTCTCAGCTATGAGAATTGGAATGGAAATGGCAAAACAAAAGAACAAAGAGAAATATACGCCTAAAAAGTATAAAAAGGATTGATACTTATGGATATTAAGGAACGTGTGAATGAAATCGTTCAAAAATACGGCACAAGAAATCCGCTTGAAATTGTAAATGCAATGGATGCAATACTTGTTTTTCATCCATTAGACGGAGTTCGTGGGTTCTACCACTATTTTCAAAGGAACCACATCATATACGTGGATGAGCGTTTACCAGAAAATGAAATGCTGTTTGTGATTGCACATGAACTTGGTCATTTATTCTTGCATAAAGACAGTAACGCTATATTCATGGACACGAGAACGAATTTTGTAACAAACAAATTTGAAACGGAAGCTGACCGTTTCGCTTTAAATCTACTTATTCAAGATTCTGATATCGAAGACCATCTGGATTTTACTACAGATCAATTTTCCAGATTGTTTGGATATCATAAGAAGATGATTGAATTGAGGATGAAAGATTTTCAATGATATAATCGCTTCGGTATTTATATAAAAGTTATGTGGTGTTAAGGTACGGGAGAAAAGAGGAGAAACTATATGAAAGTGGAGAATCACAATATTGCTGGAGTCACCTATCGACAAAATGAAATTTGTTCTCTTGGCTATAAAAATTCAGATTTTAGTCTTACTAAATCTGAATTAAAGTCTTATGGCTATGAGAATGTCCGTATTTATGAAATTGCTTTTCCAAGCTTTGATGTACGTCTCGTTCCTGAACCAGATAATCCTTATGATTCAAATGCCATAAAAGTTGTACTTAATAATGTACATGTTGGTTATATAAAAAAAGGAAGTTGTTCTCACATAAAAAATTTAAATAAATAATAATCAGATTTCCAAAATTGATGCGGATGTACATGGTGGTAAATATAAGATTCTTTCTTATGACGATTACGAAGACAAATATGTGTTAGAATCTGGAAAAACTAACTTTTTTGTAACCATTACAATTTATTGCACTCCTTCAGAGGATGTTGAAAAGAATTATTCTGAAATATCGTTCTCTAACGATAACTTTTTCTTTCTGAGAAAGAATTGCAAAGTTTGTCAACAAATGATTTTTGGGAATATTCTCAATGTCCTTAATATGGCAAAACAAGTTACTTCTACAACTGATCCTATTTTAACTTCCAATATTCTCGAGTTAATACGTAATGAAACGGATCGCAGAAGAAATCTTACTACTAGAGAACCACATAATATAGAATCTCAACATAAAAACGAAGTTCATTATGACATCAAAAATAAATGTGTGGTTATTGCAAAAAAGAATTTTAGCATTAAGAAATTAAAATTTTTGTTCGAAATTTTCAGCTATTGGTTCAATTATTGTATTTATTTTGGATATTGCAATATTCCCAGCATCACCGATTTTAGGTGTGATCTTTTTGATTTTTTCAATAATAGAATTAAGACTATCCTTTCAGTATAAAAAATACCGAAAAACATTACTTGATTTAATTCAAAAAAACGCAGATGCACTATAAATTAGATTTTAAAATGGGAATCTAATCTTGAGACAAGAAAGGAGAAACAATGATTGATTTTAAAAACGGAAGTTATGTAAAAATGAAAAAAGTACACGGTTTTCCAAGCGCTGATTTAATTGGCCCTCTCATGATTCCAGGAGAAGAATTTATTGGTCAATATCAAGCTATGAGAGATTTTGTTATTTTTACAAACAAAAGAGTTATTGCTGTTAACGTACAGGGTGTTACTGGAAGGAAGAAAGATTTTACTTCTTTACCTTATTCCAAAGTACAGTTATTTTCAATTGAAACATCTGGAACATTCGACCTAGACAGCGAACTTCAATTATGTTTTAGCGGTATCGGAATTGTAAAATTTGAATTTACTGGATCCAGTGATATTGTTGAAATCGGAAGAATCTTAGGAGAATATGTTCTTTAAGATATAACCGCTTCGGCGTTATATAGAGTAAAGTGGTGCAAAAAGATACGGAAAACGATGAAAGACTGTCAGGAACAAAAATATAAATGTGTATGTATTTAATTAATAAAAATACAATTTTAGATAAAGGAGACATTATGAGTAGCAATATTTTAGAACTTTTCAAAGTGCCCAACATTTCTACTACCCGACATTACTGGATTATCAGAACCAATGGTGGTAAATATTATCAAGACTTTGTTATGCATGAATATATTTCTATTGCGTGGGACTTTATCACTCTTAATATTCTAAATAACGAAAACGAAGATTCTATCAAACGGTTAATCGGAATGTATGATGGAGATCATGATGAATCTATCGATATAGATGATGAAGAAACTGATGGATCCTCGAAAGCCAAAATCACCTCAATTTATAATAAGATTAAACGCTTTGTATTCGAAATCAGCCGAGGAGACATTGTGTTGATTCCAAGCGTTAATTCTGATCAAATTACAATAGCTGAGGTATTAGGTGACACTTATGAAAATACTAATTATGTTGAAACCTGCTTACAAAAAGACCCTGACTCAATGACGATTCATTGTCCGTATTATAAAAGGCGAAGAATAAAGGTATTGAAAACTATAGAAAAAGGGACAATGGACATATATCTATCAAAAGGTTTTAATTCGCAGCATGCTTTATCTAATATGGATGACTATGCACCTTATATTGACCGTACTATATATGGAATTTATTCCAAAGGTGAAGAAGTTCATACAACTATTCATGCTGGACATCCAAATGGATTAACACTCAAAGAGCTTGTTATTTTATCTAAAGCCATAGAGGATACTGCTTCTTCACTTGCCGTGCAGTGCGATATTCCGTTTGATTCATCAGAAATCGAAGTGAAATTGAATATCCATTCTCCTGGAATCATAGAACTAATAAGCTATGCTTCAGCAGGTGGTATTGTCCTATCTCTGCTAATATTTTCTATAAGCAATATTATAAATGGTGGGAAATTCAACTTATCATTTAAAAGAGATGCTGAAACTAAAGATATCGATTTTTCCATTTCCTCTGAAACTTCCGGTCTCAGAGGAAACACACAAGAAGACAACCGCATCGAACTTCAAAAACAAGTAGAACTCCTTCAATTAGTAAATGATTTAGATATAAAAAGTCCGGATATTATTAGCTCAATATTAAATGGCGAAAAAATAACCCCAGAAATGATTTCCGAGGCTCAATCCAATAACTTATTATCTTCGAAAGCCGAAGATAATATGCAATAATTTATTAATATAATTTACCATTTGCTTATTAATTATAAAACATGGTAATATCAATGCTAAAATAGCGCATAATAATTCGTTGTTTAGCCAGTTTAATATCAGCAAAAAATACACACAAAAAGGAAGTATAAAAACATTTTGACTGACCAAACATCTATTTCTGAATGATGGTTGATAAAAAATTTTTCATATACATTCCTCCTTGTGTTCATTATATGCAAGTAGCATTTATAAATCAACCAAAATCTGAAATATTAATTAGAAATGTACATTTTCCTCTATAATGGAAATACAATAAATTGAATTGCAAAGGTCTGAAAGGCTCCCTATGCACTCGCAAGAGTACCTGAGATGCTGGATACGCCGCCCAGCTTGTGATTCAATTTAAGATCGAAGGTGTTTCCCATCATGGAATCACCTTTTCCTTTTATCAAAGGATAGAACAGGCAGCTATCACGCCTAGTGGTCTTAAAGAGATACCGGAGTGCCACCCGGTTGGATAATTTATAAAATGAAACTATGCTTTAGTAGATTGGAGGTTTTCCTATGCCATTATTAAAAACAACTACGCACACAATTGATGATATCTATGCTCTTCCAGATGGACAGAGGGCGGAACTGATCAACGGACAAATTTATAACATGGCACCACCGTCTCCATTACATCAGGAATTAGTAATGGAACTCTCCGCCTCTCTGAGGAACTATATCAAAGAAAAAGGTGGTAACTGCAAAGTTTATCCTGCTCCATTTGCTGTTTTTATTAAGGATGATGATTCCAATTATGTGGAGCCTGATATCAGCATTGTCTGTGATTCTAACAAAATTTCACACCGTGGCTGTGAAGGAGCACCAGACTTTATCATCGAAATCGTTTCACCGAGCAGCCGTAAAATGGATTATTCTGCAAAAAATGCACTTTATGCCGATGCCGGTGTTCGCGAGTATTGGATTGTAGATCCTGCCAGAGAACGCACAACGGTATACCGATATGAGGAAGATGTCGCGCCGGTGATCATTTCTTTTCATGATACACTCAAATTGAAAATATATGAAGATTTTGAAATTTGTATTGATGATTTATTAAAATAAAAACTGCAATAAAATACCGCCCCAGTGCTACCAACACTGAGACGGTCTACATATCTGAAGATATGCAATCTGAAGCCAAGAATATTGTATCATCTTCGGAGCAGCTACACAATCCAGAACATTTGTTCATGTGCTGGCTGCTATTTTTATACCTAAATTTAAAGGAGATGATGATATGGCCAAAAGAAAAAAGCATCCTCGTTTGCCCAATGGTTACGGCCAGATACGCTTCCTTGGTAAGAATCGCCGCAATCCTTACGGCGTTTACCCGCCAGCTAAAGAAGAATACGAAAACGGGCAAATGAAGCCACAGAAAGCAATATGCTATGTTTCTGACTGGATGATCGGCTTTGCAGTTCTTACAGCATACAAAACCGGCACCTATACTCCCGGCATGGAAAATGATATCCAGGTGGATGACAAAAAGAATGCGGAGGATTTTATCCAGTCTCTGCTTGCAAATTATAATCAGGTACAAGGAATTAAAGCAAAGGAAGAGCCGCAATTAACATTTGCGGAAGTATTTCGTAAATTCAATGTTAAGAAATTCGGGCATGAATACGATGCAAAAAAAGTAAAACGTACCAGCTTGGAATATACGCTACGCGCAGGATTCAAGAACTCTGCTGCCCTACACAACAGAATTTTCGCAGAGCTTGTTACAGACGATCTGCAGGAAGTAATGGACGCTTGTCCACTCAGACACGCCAGTATAGAACACATCCAAAATCTATACTGCCACATGTACAAATATGCTATGTCAAATAATTTGTGTACAAAAGATTATTCATCTTATGTCGAAATTACACAGGATGACGATGATGAACATGGAATTCCATTTACTGATGAAGATTTGAAGAAATTGTGGGAAACAAAAGAAAATGAAGTGTCTGAGATGATCTTGATCATGTGCTACTCCGGCTTTCGGATATCGGAATATAAGACTTTAGATGTAAATTTGAAAGAACGTTATTTTTTCGGCGGTATCAAAACGGATGCTGGGAAAAACAGAATCGTTCCTATTTATTCCGGTATTTTAGATCTCGTAAAACGCCGGATGAAAACACATGGAGCGCTCCTGCCTGATAGAATCGATATATTCCGGGATAAGATGTATACTCAACTGGCCACACTTGGAATTGAAAAGCATACTCCGCATGATTGCCGGCACACATTTTCAAAATTGTGCGAAAAATATAAAGTCGCGGAGAATGATCGAAAAAGAATGCTTGGACATAAGATAGGTGATATTACAAATGACACATATGGTCACCGGACATTGGAAGACTTAAGAAATGAGATTGAAAAATAGAAATCAATTTGTTGTAAGTGTGTTGTAAACGGTTCGATTATTCTACCTGAAATCAATTCTTTTTTGATTGCATTTTATTCGACAAAAAGCCCGTGGTTGACACGTTTTTTGAAGTTTTTGCGTCAACCACGGGAATCTTTGAAAATCAATAAATCTTAAGATTGCTTAAGAAAAATAGTATTTTTTTTAAATTCGCTATAATGTACACAGATCAAACAACTTAAAAATGGAAAAGAAAGGGACGACAAATATGGAACAGGCTGATATTTTAATTGTGAACGATAACCTCGAAATCCAGAAAATTATACAGATTTTACTGACGGGAGAAGGTTTTCGGGTGACAGAGGCAGAGGATGGAGAACAGGCGCTTCAGAATTTGAAAAAGGTTGGATTCGACCTGATCATTCTGGATATTATGATGCCCGGTATGGATGGATATCATACCTGTTCAGTGCAAAAACAAAGGACAGCGATAAAACACTTGGATTTTCCAGCGGCGGGGACGATTATCTTGCGAAGCCATTTTCCTACAGTGAATTGATCAGCAGGGTGAAAGCACTGATCCGCCGGTATCAGGTATATCGGGGAAAAGAATCTGATCAAATTGTACCGGAAAAAGGAACAGCCAGTCTGCAGTATCATGATTTACAGATTGAGGAATCAAAGCGGGAAGTGACATCAGGCGGGAAACTCCTGGAGCTGACAGACATCGAGTATGAAATGCTACATCTTCTGGTAAAGCATAGAGGGCAGATATTTTCTGCGGAAAGGGGTATCGATGTGACTAAAGTAAAGAGTCTGGTCACACGGATAAGACAAAATATGGCGGCACAGCTATTATTACTTATTTTGATCACTGGAACATGTTGTATTTTGTTCTTTTGTGTAGCATGGCAGAACCGTCTTCCGATCCTCTATTATTTCACCTATCAGGTTCGGGTGTTTTCGGCGATGGATTCTGATTTTTCAGACCGGCTGACTGAGGAAACCAAACACTATAATGTGCCGGAAACGATGGATGATAGTGGCAGTGGAAGCAATCCAGCCCTTCTTTTCTATTTGTGATTCGTACACAAGTGTTTTTATCTATGGTATGGATGGGCTCTATCGTGCCGGGAAAATGGCAGATATCATGAACAATCCCTCCTTCCGTACTTTTTTGAAGGAGGAATCGCACATTTGAGAGATGAGATCATGATCACGGCATCCGGAGACTTAAGTCATCCGATTCTGGATCTTGGAATTGATGAAATCGGAGTTCTTGGAAAAGAACTGGATGCTCTGCGTACACCGCTGACGATTTTGAACGGATATCTGGAAGTGCTGAAGCTGGGAGGCAGCCGGAACATTCGGAAATTGAAAGTAATCAGATTGCTTAAAGAGTGTGAGAAAAATGACAGAAGAAATTGGTGCAGCCATGACTGTGAAAGAGGACATTCAATATTTTACGGTGGAAATCGTGTTTTCCGAGAAAGAATAAAACACATCCCGGACTGTATTTCATCCGGGATGTGCTGAAAAACCAGAGATTTAACGAATAAAGTTTGTCCTTACCTTCTCTTCGGCTTCCGGTTTTGAAATTCCGGCATTTTTTCCGGCTTCCAGACAGTGAAGAAGCCATGCCATGTTCTTGCCGAGGATGTGCATGATCTGGAGTCCTTCTTTGTCCTGCTGGACTTCGTCCGGTGTGTTGCCATGAACCATATTCCAGTAGTTGGAAGAAACAATAGGCATCTGGTGGAACGAAAAATATTTTAAGAGAACATCCAGTGTTGCTGTTGTGCCGGCACGTCTGGCGGAGGCAATGGCGGCAGCAGGTTTCATCAGCATATCTTTTCCTGCAAAGGAACAGAACTTATCCATAAATTCAATGATCTGTCCGGTTGGAGATGCCCAGTATACCGGAGAACCGACAATCAGAGCATCTGCCTCTGTCATTTTCTTAGCAGCAGCTCTTACGTTTTCAATATCCGCATTTCCTGCCTGAAAAATCTCACTTTCGATGCCGTTTTCCTTTAAAGTCTCTGCAATCTGGCAAAGTGCGGTATACGTACATCCTTCTTTCCGCGGGCTTCCATTTAACATCAAAACTTTCATTTTCAATTCCTTTCTTTCTTTTGAACTTATAATCATATTATAGCGCATCTGTTCCATTTAGAACAGTTCCAATAACCAGAATGTTTTGTTCCTGACGCACATCGGCATTGTAACGTCTCCTCTCTCATGCAATAAATTTTAGCAAAGCTTCATTACGGATTTCTGGAGATTTGACTAATATTTTCTTAAGATTTATCATATTTGATTGTAGCTGGTTATCTGCTCATGGCTGATACTCCGGATGCAACCACACCACCATCACAAATAATGTCAAGCCCAGTCAGATATCCATTTCTTTCATCTACAATAGTAGAAAACAGATATGCGATCTCTCTTGGTTTTCCGAATCGTTTGATTGCGGCGCTGACTGTTTTGAATACCAGATTACAAAATCTTTAGATATTCCATAAGCCACACCTGTTCGGACTGATTTCGGGAAAATTTGAAGCCGTTTATTCATTTTCTTACGAAATAGTTCTACTTCTTCCAGTGCATATTTATAAAGTTTTCTTGGCATCACAATGGATGGAGTCAGGTATGCGGACATGGAAGAAACATCGAGAATGCAGCCACCTTTTCCCATTACCTTTGCAAATTCTGTGTTTATATAGATTGTTCCGAGAGCATTGGTCTTCAAAATATCTTCTGCTTCTCCCAT